CCAAATGCATCAATCATAGTAGAAAAATGCACGTCAAAGGTAGGATCGACAGACATTTGGGATCGCTCTTTAGCATCTTCCTGACGTTCGGAAGATGGCATTGCTGTGTTTTGACCGTCGCTTTGTGTTTGCTCACTCATGGCTACCTTAGCAGTTGCTGGTGACGCGCTTAAACTATGGGATTATTGCCGGTTAGCGTACTCTAAGTACGGCATAAAGCTTAGCTTCCCGGCTAATACAGACCCAACCAAGACGTACCAATGGCGATACCTCCAAGCCCTGGATAAGAAATGCACCGATTGGGGATTCAATGACGACCTGATCCAGACCTTCATCGATATAGTAGCTTCTTATGCTAAATCGAAAGGCATACTCTGCAAAGGGCTAGCAGTATTCCATCAATCCAACGTATTGCAGATCTGCTACAATGAACTACAAGCTCGCGAAAAAGCTGATATCCAACGTGGTGATGTTATAACTGCTGCTCATAACTGGTTTTTACAACAGACCGCTGGTTCTGATCCTGTCAAATTGATGATGCGCCGCGCTAGGCCGGAAGCATATTGCAACTTGACGATCTGGTATAAAGCCAGTAAGTTGCCAATACTATATCTGTCCTTATGCCAACCATGCTGCAAAGCTATAAGGCTGCTTCAAGGACAGATGGACGAAGAAATGCTACCATCAAGTGTTGAGTTGTACAAGGTCCGATATACTTATTATAACACAGATATAAACTTGCAGCATGCCCAGAACATATTGGGTGACTTGGTAGTTAAACCTTCTTACTAACACACGCACACAGCCACCAACAGGGATTGATGATGTCTATTGCTCTGCCCATGTCCGCGAAGTTTACCCCAATACAAGATGACCACTTTAGACTGGATGACAGCTTTGTTAAGACATTCAGGTCCAAGCGGCCAAACTTCGGGTTCAACGGACTAGGAGAGTTTGTCTTCTACCGCACTTATGCCCGCCTGATGGACGATGGTCGCAAAGAGACCTTTGTTGACACTCTCGTCCGGGTAGTAGAAGGCTGCTATGAAATCCAGCGTCGGCACTGCCGCTCCATCCACATCCCCTGGGATTACGATAAAGCCCAAGTCTCTGCCCAAGAGATGTTCCAGCGTATGTGGGATTTCAAGTTCCTGCCGCCGGGGCGCGGCTTATGGATGATGGGCACGCCATTCATGTGGGAACGCGGTTCGGCTGCTCTCAACAACTGTTTCCGCGGCGATACCAAGATCATCACAAAAGACGGCCTTAAAGAGATAGGCCCCCTAGTCGGTACAGTGCAAGAGGTCTTGACAGTCGGTGGGCACTGGACCCATGCTCCTATCAAGGCATTCGGTGAACAGAACATTGTCAAGCTCACGCTTTCAAGGGGTTCTGAGACCAAGGAGATATACACGACCTCGGACCATAAATGGTTCGTCAGGACCAACGGCAGAGCTGCCAATCTTGAGATCACTTATACCACGGATCAGCTCCGCCGTACAATGATCTTACAATCGGTCTTCGCTGGCGGGTCCAAGAATCGCAACGGCGCAGGAGATTGGGTTGTAGTATCAGTTGAAGACACGAAGACGACCGCTCCTGTGTTCTGTGCTCAAGTCTCAGACACACATGCCTTTGCTATTGATGGGAACATCCTCACCCACAATTGTGGGTTTGTGAGTACTGATGATCGTATTGAATCTGATCCATCTGAACCGTTCTGCTTCTTGATGGATATGTCGATGCTGGGTGTGGGCATCGGCTTCGACACCAAGGGGGCTGGGAAAATCGAGGTCAAGGCTCCTGCTGACAAGGACGTCGCCTACACGATTGACGATTCTAGGGAAGGTTGGGTCGATTCGCTCAGGCAGTTGATCAGGTCATATACCATCACCAATGACAATGGTCGAGTCGTCTTTGATTATTCGAAAATTAGGCCAGCCAATTCGATCATCAAGGGCTTCGGTGGTAAAGCTTCTGGTCCTGGTATTCTGCAGGAACTACATGAGATAGTGCGTGAACACTTAGATGGCATAGTCGGTCAGACTATGTCCAGCGTGGACATTACTGATATTATGAACTATATCGGTAGATGTGTGGTGGCAGGCAATGTGCGGCGATGTTTACCAGCAGGGACTCTTGTTCATACGAAGAGAGGGTTGATTCCTATCGAGAAAGTCCAGATTGGTGATTTAGTCTTGACTAGTAATGGTTATCATCCTGTATCAGAGAATGTCTATCAGGGTAAGCAAGAAGTACTGACTATTAAGACCCAGATGGGTTCCATGAGATGTACTGGTCGTCATCGTATAGCTGTAATGACTAGTTTTGGTCGCTACCAGTGGAAACGAGCATATGAACTGGTATCAGGCGACCGGATGGTGTTCGTTGATGATATAGTTCCAGGCACACCAACGGTATTACCTCGTTACTTATATCCAGGCACTCGCAGTAAGTCGATAACTGTTCCATCGCTGAATACAGATGTAGCTTGGTTCTTAGGGGCCATCCACGGCGATGGATATGTCTATCCTGGTCGTGCATATAAGAACCGTAAGCACCACGGCTCTAGTGTTATGATTCCAATCAATAGGGATGAATATCATGATGGCATCGCTAGTAAGGTTAATCTTGGCTTCGAGATGTTCGGTATAAATGACCCAGGAGAGCAACCATCACAAGATAACTGCCGAAAAGTGCGAGTTATTTCGCGGCAACTGGCTGATTATTTCCACGTGAATTTCAAGCAGGCCAGAACTCCGTTGGGCGTTCCAGAATGTATATTGATGGGTTTGCCAGATATAAGAAGTGCATATCTGGCAGGACTGCTGGATACTGATGGGTCTACTAAGAACAGGCCAACCACATTAGTGACCAGTGTATATCGTGATTTCTTACAGCAGGTGCAAGCTGTATACTCTAGTTTGGGTATCCCTACTAAACTAGAACTACGTGCTGAAGCAGATGGTAATTCCCAAGCTAAATGGGAGATCCATTTGGTGGGAGAGCATTCTATAAATCGCTTTAAGCAGCTGATTCAACCGTATGCTGTGAAGCAATTGCGAGAGATGGCACATAGTGGACATGGATTTGGTTATCCGGCAGAGTGGGTGAAACGCGATGGTATAAAGCATCATCACCTATGGAGTTCATCGTCTGCCCAAATAACTTACACTTGTGCCGCTCGTTGTGGTGCTGAAGTTGGTAAACTGATACCGATAGAGGTGATTGGTGTAGAGAAATGCGGCACGGTATGTGAGACTTATGACCTATCAGTCCCAGATAGAAATGAATTTGTAGCAGAGGGTTTACTAGTCCATAATACTGCCGAAGTCGCTTTTGGTGAGGCTAATGACACTGCTTACTGCAATATGAAGAATGCCAAATATACTCTTCTACCAGAAGAGTATGAGGTCTTCCAGAACCGGACCTACGCCCTGTATGGAGAGGGTAAGAACGAAGCCACGGTCGAAGATTTTGCAGAAACTAAAATCCCGCTCGATAGGCTGGCACCTGCTGTTAAGACATGGAATGCCAATAACCACCATAGATGGGCTTCCAACAGCTCTGTTCTTGCTGCAATGGGAATGGACTACCAGTGGGTTGGAAAGGCCATAGCTACTAATGGTGAGCCTGGCCTATTGTGGCTTGATAATATTAGAGATTATGGTAGAATGGTCGATGGTCGTCAGCCTGGAATCGATGGGAGAGCCTTAGGATCTAATCCATGCGTTGAACAGTCGCTAGAATCCTATGAATTGTGTTGCCTTGTAGAGACATTTCCAGACAGGCATGAAGATGTTAGTGACTACATGCGGACCTTGAAGTTCGCCTATCTGTACGCCAAGGTTGTCACGCTTCTCCCGACGCATAATCCTCGCACCAATCAAGTCACTCTTCGAAATCGCCGGATCGGTCTTAGTCAGTCCGGCATCGTACAGGCCTTCTCCAAGTTTGGTAGAAGGACATTTTTACATGACTTTTGCGATGCTGGATATAATGAAATCCGCAGATGGGACAAGATTTATTCTGAATGGCTATGTGTCCAGACGTCGATCAAGGTAACGTCTGTCAAGCCGTCCGGTACAGTCTCCCTTCTGGTAGGCTGCGCACCCGGTTTGCATTATCCAGAAGCCCAGACTTATTGGCGGACGGTTCGGGTGGCTAAGGGCAGTGTCCTTGTGGACATCATGCGGGCTGCTGGGTACCGAATTGAAGAGTCTCTGAATGACAGAGAGCGCACTGTCATCATCTACTTCGGCATCGATGATCAGCGTTCTAAGTCTGTGCATGAGGTCCCACTATGGCAGCAGGTGGCCGACGTGGTTGCTGTCCAGAAGTACTGGGCTGATAATCAGGTGTCTTACACTGCTAAATTCAATGCCGCAGAAGCGGCCGAGATTCCGCGGGTGTTGGAAGTGTGGGAAGATGAACTGAAGAGTATCAGTTTCCTTCCGCAGGCTGATCACGGCTATCCCCAAGCTCCATACATACCGTGCGATGTTGATGATGTGGTGAAATATAATGCACAACTGCGATTGCCAGATTATTCATCGTACATCACGGAAGCAGTAGGATCTGTATATTGTGACAACGAATCTTGCTCAATTCAATGATAAGTGTTTAGATTTTATAAATAAGGCTAGGTTGGTATATGGCGATAGGTTTGATTATTCTAGGGTTGTATATGTCGATTGTTTCCAGCCAGTGATTATTGTCTGTAAGAAGCATGGAGCATTTACGCATGCTCCTCGAAATCATTTACGAAATTTAGGTTGCAAAGGATGTATAGATGACGATATAATTGCTAAATGGATTGCGAAAGCAAGATTAGTACACGGAGATGAATATGATTACACATTAGTGCAAAATAGTAGTAAAAGCACTATAATATGTAGGACTCACGGGCCATTTGTACAGAAATTAGATCACCATCTAAATAGAAAATGTGGTTGTCCGCGGTGTTATAATGACAAAATCCTAAATATTGGGCGGTCATTCATAGATAGAGCTGTTGCGGTGCATGGTAAGTATCAATACTCTAGGACTAATTATATTAACAACTATACTAAAGTAACTATCACTTGCCCATTGCATGGTGACTTTTCACAGGCACCTAATAAGCATTTGGCTGGGTCTGGGTGCCCATTGTGTGCTTGGAGGCATACTCCTCAGCAGTTTGAATCTAAAGCATCAGCGATACATAATTATAAGTACAAATATTCAGGTGATTATACTACAGATAGTGATCAAACTACAATAGTTTGTCCTACTCACGGTGAATTCTCCCAATTAGCTTCTAATCATCTTCAAGGGCATGGTTGCCCAAAGTGTCCGACGATAATCTCTAAGCCGCATCAACTAATATTAAACTATTTGGATAGTATAAATATTCAGTATACAGTAAATGATAGAGTCAGACTACCCGGTGTTGAATTAGATATTTATATAGAATCCAAGAATCTCGGTATAGAGATCGACGGAGCATATTATCATTCTCAGGGGGCGTCGGGGCCATCTATTCCACGACTTTATCACCAAAAGAAACATTTACTTGCTACGAAATCTGGTATTAGATTGTATCAGTTTTATGATTTTAATATCAACACTAAAACTGATTTAGTGCTGTCCATGATTTCTAATGGATTAGGTTTATCCGAGTGTCGCTTAGGTGCTCGCAATTGCCAGATATTGCCGATTGATAATTCTGTTAGCCAATTTTTTGTTGATAATCATTTAGATGGACACAGGTCATTTAAATATGGTTTTGGTCTTTATAATGGTGGAGAATTGTGTAGCGCAATGACATTTAGTCGGTATCGTGATGGATATGAAATTATTAGATACGCCACAAAACGAAATTGCCATATAAACGGTGGGGCTGGTAAGTTATTGAAGCATTTCCGTCAACATCATCACGGACCTATCTATACTTACGCTAATGCCAGAATATCAATTGGCAATGTATATGCAACTTTGGGTTTTAAAAATTGCGGCATTACTAGTCCTGGATATAAATATTTTTATAATAATTCAATTCTATCAAGGCAGGAATGCCAAAAGAAGAAATTGCCGGAACTGTTAACGGTCTACGATGATAATCTATCAGAATCTAGTAATATGTATGCAAATGGCTATAGAAGAATTTATGACTCTGGAAATTATCGCTTTGTATTACAATAATATGGCGATGAAAGCTGCGGCATCCAGCGAAATCCTCATGGCCATTGAGGAGAGTTTAACACAGGTTAAATACCCGTGGTTTTCTAATCTCTCGTTTAATGTCGGACGAGATGGGTATCAATTAGGTATTAGACAAGGTCTGCATATGACCGTTCCATATATCTCCATCTTTCAAGATGGTCAGTATGTCGTTGTGCGTGATGTTCTTAATTATAGTGGTAATCCAACTTACCGCTTTGATCTAGTCAATCCTACCCTTTTACCTGACATATCTAGTATTGTGTCTATTATAATGGGTATCGTTGATAGTCATCCAGGAGATGTTCGCCAGCCGCGAGATAGTCATGTTCACAAATAAAACCGGCAGACTAATTGATAGGGCATTCAATCTTGAAATTCTATATGCAATAGTCAGTGCCTTAGATTCCGGTGAATTCTGCACTACAAGAGTGATAGATGATGTCGATTTACGCCCAGAAATGACAGTCGTCTTCGACCATAGAGACATTGGTATAGAGCCCAAGGTTGTTATAATAGCGACTGTGGTAGTGACCTATTCACGAACTAATATTATAGTATCAGATAAGTGCAATGTGCTGGAAGATGGTGTCAGGAATGAGCATTTCGGTATATGCGATCCGGATATGTTAAGTAAGATACGCGACAGAATCCACGCTATAATTAAAGCATATACTGAAGTATGGGCCATTTGGGAGAAGAGAAGTGCAAGCAGTAATCCTTGACAACAACTGGATATGGTTTGAGAATATAACAGATATCGAGGATACTATATTATTCAATGAGTTCAGCGTTAGCGTGGATAAGATATACATCGATTCCAACCAAATGGGCCAATGGGACGGAATATACAGAAAGTATAATAGGGCCAAAAAGCGTATGGCCCGGCCACTACTATCCCTATTGAAACAAGTCTGCAAGCGCCGCGAATTGCCGTTGGTTATAGATGACCGCCGTGGGCCGTGGGAGGTGTCAATCACTCCACAGGAAGATATAACGGCTAATTTCTTACCCGGTATTATCCTAGATGACTATCAGGTAAATGGTATACGCAAAGCCGCTTTACCTGGATGTGAATGTGGGATATTCGATGTGCCAACAGGTGGCGGGAAAACGGAGTTGCTTGCTGGCATATGCAAGGCCATTAACTGCCCCACTATTATTCTAGCCGATCAGACGGTGGTCGTGGACCAGATCAAAGAACGCTTGGAACTGCGTGAAGTAGGTGGTGAGATAGGTATGTTCTACGCTGGTCGAAGACCAAATGGTCAAGCTATTGTGGTAGGGTCTATAAGTTCGCTGACTGCTCCGGCCAAACCGCCAGAGCCACCAACACGCAAGCCTGAAGAGAAAGACGCGGCGTGGGCTAAACGATTAGAAAAGTGGGAGATAGCCCTTAAGGGGTGGAAAACTAGGCGTAAGAATGTTAAATTCCTGAAGGAGTATGTTAAACGTGCAGAGATGTTGATAGTGGACGAGTGTGACCGTGCTACTAGCGACCCATATAAGAATGTCTTTAGGAATCTGTTCAGAGGGCGTAGGAGATTTGGCTTCTCTGGGACCGTTTTCGATCCTAGTAAAGTGGTTGAACGCTTAGAACTGCAAGAGAGCCTGGGGTCTGTCATCTATAAAGTAGAGAGGAGTGAGCTTGAGAGGCTGGGCCGTATTATCCCATGTGAGTATCGTATGATCCCATATGGGATGGAAGGATCGATACACGAGAGTTCCACTTATGATATTGCCTACAATGAGCATATCGTCAGGAGTCCTAGATATCACAATAATTTGATATCTCTATGCAAACTACTCGATAAGGACAACGATGGCACGCTGTTATTAGTTGATAGAGAAGAACTTGGGTTAGCATTGAAGGCTTTAGCGGATCAGGTTGGGATACCTGCTGAATATGTGTATGGTAAGACACCGCAATCTAAGCGGAAGAAGATTTTCGAGGCTTTCGAGAAGCGTGAGATCAGACTGCTGATAGGTGGTAAGATCATCAATCGCGGCTTCGATCTCAAAGGTGGCTGTGAGAATATGATCTTGGCTGTGGCCGGTAAGCTTCAATCGGAAATGCTACAGAAAATCGGACGGGCTCTCAGACGTAATAAGTATGGGTTATCTCACATTTATGATTCTCTCTTTAGGTGTAACAAGTACTTGTGGGATCATTCTAAAGAGCATCTGAGAACGATGGTCAATGCTGGGTATAAGTGTGTTATTGCTTTCCCTGGCGGGTTATTGGATGGGAAAGAGTTCGTAGAGAAGAGATTCAGGATTCCTAAAGAGTATCTGCAGAAGAAAGTGACCGTACAAGAGAATAATACTGGTGGTGCCTAAGAGCATCCCACGCTATAGATAGGCTCATCGTTAGACATTACGTAACGATGGAGCATCTATGCCAGACCCTATTGCGCACAAACCGTATGAACGGTTGGATGACGTTTCACAGCTAAGCAAGAAGCTATACTTCATAAATGAAGAAGTTGAATGGGACCTCTCACAGTATATCTGGACAGGGTGCACTGACGCCAGACTACGCAATAATGTCATGATCCATGCTTCAGAGCTGATCAGGCAGATAATCAGGAAGCAAGGCCTGCACACCATCTATCCAGGCCAGGAAGAGTCGGCCTTCGGGGACCTGATGCAGGTGGCCTGGTGCCAACTCGAACGAGTGATTTACAAGTATAGGTCCCGTCCACACTGCAGGGCATGTTTCAATCCTGCCCATCCTTCAGACTCAATACTATACGAACCTGATAAGCATGAATATGGTATAATCTGCCTATATCAGGTAGTGGCCATGTATAAAGAATGTCCCAAATGTGGGGCCAAATTGAAGACCGGTCCGGCGGTGGCTCCCTCTCAAGGACGATATGGCGGGTCTGAATCTATACTGTATAGGGGGGCTTCCAAGGTCTTTAATATGTGGTCACAGGTAGCAAGAACCGTGATCCTGGCTTATATCAAGAAAGAAGGTAGGGATCGGAAGAACTCAGGATCATATGTCAACCATCTCGGCACAAGGCATCGCCAGAATTCGGATGCCATTACTCGATTCTTTGCTGAACTGCGGCAATTATGGCCTTATCATGATGATTATCATAATATCATCGATAATATGGAGTGGCTTATTCTGAATGATGACAAGCCGCATGATACGATGATTAGCAAATTGATTGATAAGACTGGGTTGTCCAGGAACGTGATAGTTAATTTCCTGACTTTAACCAAGTTGCGCAGTGCTGAGCTTAGTGACTCCAATCTGAATAGATTTAATTCTTCTGAATTTAAAATAGATCATCGTAAGGTCTTTTGCGAATTCGAATCAGACGACTAGGATCTAAACCGTGGACAACCTCCTAGAAGGCATACTTCTTAAGATCGAGAATAAGACCGTAACGGTGGCTGATTTTAATAATCTCCTTCAAGAAACAGCCCCGGAGTCGGCGCGCGATAGAGTACGGCGTAGGACTATAGCTAATCCTACTGATTCGCACATTGATAATGCTACCGGACACCAGCAATTAGAGTTGCCGACATTTGGTGATCGCTTGGCTCCGCGGCGTAAGCCGGTGAAGCAACAGAACCATGGGCGGTCGGCGGTTGGTCGTACGCATAGCCAACGCACTCAGGCACGATCTCGTCTGGCCGAGGCTGTGAAGTATGTGACCGTTAATATGGGGAAGCCTATTACTGAGGACTGGAAGAAACTCGATAAGGAAGATATTCTGGCCGTAACGCATCGTCTGATGCATAAGCCAGGAGTAGATAGTACCTGGTTGCGCAACCTGATGCGAATGGTTGAATAATGGACGAATCTGAAGATCTATCCAGTCTAGATGACATACTGAAGGCGTTGGATGCCGACAACCAACCAGCCGAGCAGGCTAGTGAGCCTGTAGTCGTTGATCCTAGCCCTAGTTTAGTACCATCTGACGTCAGGCAATTTGCTGCTGAAAAGTTCGAAGCTCCCTTGGAGCCTGTAGTCATAGCAGCGGATGATTCTGAGAAGATAGATGTTAAGAAGTATATCGATAAGGCAGAATCCGTTTTTGATGAGATTCTGGATTCTATGCGGGCTGATAGGCAGGAAGCCCAGGACCTGTTATTGGTCCTCAAGACACAGATAACTGATAAGGTTAATAATAATCACCCATTCGAACGACTGGCCGAGGCTTATGCTACTACTTTAGAGGCCAAGACTGGTATCACCGCTAATGCTGTGAAGATGGTCGACTCTATGGCTAAGATATTGGCTGCTACTAAGGCCGCTGGTGGTAATACAAATATTCATAACAACAATTTGACGGTTGGTGGTGCCGGTGGCGGGACTTCGCAGGAGCTGACAGCTCTATTGGCACAACCTCTCTCGGATATTACTGATCCTTAATGCCAATCTCTAACGACAGAGCGGCGATAATCAAGCGTTGTCAGAAATCAGTTACCTGGTTTCTGAGCAACTTTGGGAAGGTTAAGCATCCATTAGCTGGTATCATACCATTCGATATCTTCTCTTATCAGAAAGTAGCTCTAGACGCCTTTAGAAAGTATCGCTTTAATATCTTCAAGAAGTGTATAGCTGCAGGCTCTCCGGTCTGGACACCTAGTGGTCACAAACCGATAGAGTTTATTAGAGGTGGAGATGAGGTACTAGCATATGATGAGACGACTAAGCAAATAGTCACATCGGTAGTGAATGCCGCTTGGTGTAATGGGGTCAGAGATACCGTGCGAGTCATGGCTGAAGACCATGGATCAATATGCACAATAGATCACCAGTATCTCACTACAACTGGTTGGAATGAGGCTAGAGATCTTACTGGGTTAGACCTGATAGGATATGACGGTTCTGCCGTTGTCACCAGGAAGTGCAAGGGCTGGATAGCCAGCGGTGAGAGGGAAGTATACGACCTGGAGATTGATAAGCATCATAATTTCATAGTAGATGGAACAGTAGTCCATAATTGTCGGCAGGCAGGGGTCTCTAAGATCAGTGGGGCATTCGCATTATGGTATGCGATGTTCCATAATAACAAGACCATTCTGATTATCTCGCGTACCGACGAAGACGCCATGGGCTTCTTGCGCGAGCAGATCATGTTCCTGTTCAACCACCTACCACAGTGGATGCAGGACCAATGGGCACCAGTTAAAAGAAATGACCACGAACTGGTCTTACCTAATGGCTCACGTATTAAGAGCCTGACCAGTCACCCCGACGTGATGCGGTCTAACTCGTCGTCATTGAATATTATCGATGAATCCGCGTTTATTCAGCATATGGATGTACTCTGGGCAGGGGGATACCCCACGCTTAACATGGGTGGCTCGGTTATAGTCATCAGCACTACGAATGGTGTCGGGAACTGGTACTGGAGCACCATGACCGACGCCGAAGCTGGTGTCGGCATGTTCCACCCAATTATCATTAATTGGTGGGATATGGATTGGGCCATTCAATGCGAAGACCCACTATCGCACCAGATGGTTAGGATCGCCCCAAGAGACGGGTTGGTTAAGTGTGATAACACTATAATCAATGACCCAGACCTTGGAGATATAAGACTAGATCCAGTCATATACGGCCCATGGTGGTCACCATGGCTGGAACGTCAGTATCGCGCACTGCAAGAACAGGGAGAAGCCTGGAAGTTCGAACAGGAAGTTCTGGCCCAATTCGTCGGATCTGGTAATACCGTCCTTAATAAGATGGTGATTGCTCATATACAAGAAACGGTTGTCGACCCACCGACCAAGATACTTGGCAATCATACATGGGTCCACCCAGTTACTGGCGAGCAGGAACTGCTCTCGTTCGACTTTAGGAATAAAGACGAGGGGCTATGGGTATGGGCACCACCAGTTGGCCCGACCCCTGGCAAGAAGAAGGGTAATAAGATCCTCGAAAGGGGCGAACCAGCCCACACATATGTGGCAGGTATCGATATTGCATCTGGACGTGGTAAGGATTATAGCACTATAGAGGTATTCGATACTACTACTCAAGAGCAGGTGGCCGAATTTATGGCCCGCGTCCTCCCACGCGAGCTTATCCGCTATGCTGATAGAATATGCAGATGGTATAACACCGCCCTGATGGTTGTAGAACGTAACAACGGTGGTGATATAGTAATAGATGAATTACGCAATAAGATCATGTATCCTAAACTATGGCGTAAGAAGGAAATAAATGATAAGCCTCAACCCCAGGGCAGCGGTAGGGCCAAGAAGAAACAACGGGCTCTCAAGGTTGGCATGTATGGGTTTATGACCAGCCAATCCAGTAAACAGCTATTGAATAAGGTCCTTATCGATCTGATACGTGATAAAGATGGCGAGGGATATACCATTTATAGTAAGAGACTATTGAAGCAGATCAATACTTATGTCCGTAAGCGTGATAAGTCAGGTAGGGAGACCTACAAGACTGAGGCTGAAGACGGAGCTAATAACTTCGACGACTTGGTCATGGCTACTGCCCTGGCATTGTATGCGTCTTTCGACTGTATATCCAGTGATATATCAACGCTTCTGCCGTCGATGGGTACGTCAGATTTCAGGAGTGTGACTGGTCCTGCGATATTGAGCCCTGAGTCTAAGGCTCAAGCTATGACTGATTTTGTGAAGAAAGGTGGGGCTACTCTTCTAATGCCTATGAATATGACGTACGGGTCAGATTCGCAGCAGGCTAGTATCCAGCAATATATGGATGATTTTACTATGCAGCTTGGTGCTGTGCCGGTTAGCGGTGGGAAGCCTATCGTGCAATCACAGAAATACTTTTATACACGTGAATGATCCGCTAGGGCTTCGCTTACGTTTTCATAGAATGCGGTCATCAGCAACAGGGCTAGATGCCGGTGTATGAATCGGAGAATCAGATGTCAGGGAAAATAGTGCTGTTGTTGGCCAAGGTTGTCATCTATATGGCTGCGATAGCAGTCTATATGCGAGTATCAGCACATGCTGCGGCAGTAGATGCCAAGGCTGATATGGAGATGTCGCTGAAACAATTCGACACTGAGGCCAATCCTGACATCAGGCAGGACCTAGCCGCTAAGCATGACATTCGCAATTCATGGCACATACTGCAGTGGGGAATAGTGATCATTGTCGGTCTGGTCGCCTTCGGCAGCGATATTATCTCATTATTCTCAAAGAAAGCAGTGGTCCCTGCTGCCGCACTTAGTGTCCTGTTTCTATCCGGATGTTGGAGGCCATTCGAACCGCATGATCTGCAGGTTATTGAATCTCACGAGGTCGGGTTCCTTATTCCGTTTACTAGCGATACTAGCAAGCAGACCTCTACTAATAATGAGGATCTGTTCAGGAAGAGTATGGTTGCCACCCAGCAGGTCAAGATCCCACAGCAATGGGTCCCTAAGGGTTTCGAAACGTTCAGCGCTAATGGTGACTGGAAACCGGCCGCTGTTCTCATCAAGGTCAATACCTCTCCAGAGACCAGGGTCTGGACCGCAGATCCTAACAGCGGTACCAGCAACAAGAACGAGGCCATTTGGGTGATGACCGCCGATCAGGTAGAGTTCTCTACCGGTTGGGAGTGCACTGCCCAGATCAAGTCCAAAGAGGATGCTGTCAAATTCCTGCACAACTACCCCAATGGTAGTTTGGCCAAGGTGATGGACTCTGAAATCCGCTCTAAGATCCAGACCACCTTTGCTATTGAGGTAACTGACCTTCCGATGGAAGAGCTGCAGAAGAAAGCTACTCCTCATATCCAGAAAGTGGTCACTGACACACAAGAGTACTTTCTGGAGAGGGGTATAACCATCACCAACCTCGGTATCAGTGGTGGCTTCGTCTACAAAGACACCTCTATTACCGCTATGATGGTGAAGGTCTTCAATGCTGAGCAGCAGCGGTCTATCGCTGTGGCTGAGACTACTGCTCAGACAGAAACGAATAAGAAGATCCAGCTAGAAGCCGACTCTAAGGCGAAGGCACTGCTAACGGAGAAGCAGGCAGAAGCCGATGCTATCAAGCTGGTAGCCGATGCCAAGGAGTACGAAATCCAGAAGGCAGCGCAGAACCAGGACATCTATTTGACTCTGAAACGGCTGGAGCTTGAAGCCGACAAACTCCAGAAGTGGGATGGTAAGTTCCCTGTGTACTTCATGGGTGGGGGAGGAGTTGGCGGGCTGAACATGCTCCTACCAGCACCGGAACTTCCCAAGATTGAACAGGAAAAGCCCAAGTCGGTTACATTGACTGTGGAGACGAAACAGTCCATGCCAGCCGACGATCCGCCGAAGCCTGCTACCACAAAGCCCAATAACTTCTAACGCAGAGGACACCCTTCGGGGTGTAATGCGGCCTATGCCGGTTCCAAGCCCGGATCATACTCAATTGGCCCAGATTCGATGATAATCCCCTCATCGATGCTTGGGAGATCGCTAATAACTCCTGGTACCCGCGGATTGCCAAACACCGCGCACCAATACTTGTTGCTCATACCGAAGCCAGCTTCTCTATATTGAGAATTGAGAATATTGTTACGGTGGCCGCTTGAATTCATCCACATGGTCATCGTCTGCTCAACGGTAGACGACCCCATAGCGATATTCTCACCAGCGGACTTGAATGAATATCCTGCCTGGGTTATGCGATCGCTAACGCTGGACCTTTTCTCGCCAGTGTGGCTCATTGTCCTATTTGCAGCCATCCATGCAGCATGCTTCTGTGCGGCCTGTATCAACTTATCGTTTAATGTTAACGGCTGCACGGATGCTTGAGCCCTTTTGTTATTATGGGCTATGAGCATAGCTTGAGTTACGGAAGCGTCAGGCGGGATAGGCTTCGGTTCGGGTTTAGGATCTGGCTTCCTACGGTTGAAGAGACCCATGATGCTATCCAATATATTGGTGAAGATGCTCATACTCTATATACTATTCTGATTTGTTAGTAAATATACTGTTAATTGATAGACTGGGAGTGGTATGCCTTCTAACTGGCTTGGTTTCGATCGAATTCGTGCTCTAATGCGGACGAACCGCATATTCAGGCACGAACGCATATACCAAGACCAGTCCCAATTAGATCGTTTAACGACTAGCGGGGATTTTACAGATTCTAACCATCAATCAGCTATCCTTGACCAGACCAACATACAGGTCTCAAGGATGGATAGGTACAAAGATTACGAGCAGATGGATACCATGGGTGAGATTAGTCTCGCCCTGGACCTGTATGCCGACGAAGCTTCAGCTTTCGATTCAGAACGTAAGCATACATTAGTAATCAGAGCCAATAATAAACGCTTGAAGCGTGAACTGGAAGATTTATTCTTTAATACTCTCCAATGGGACAATCACTGTAGGCCAGCCATACGGTATCTCTGCAAGTATGGTGACTTCCCATCTGAAATAGTGCTGAATGACTCTAGGAACGCTGTGTCAGCTCTTAGGTTCATGTCAGTCTACAACTTCACCCGTGTCGAAACCAGGTTCGGCGATCTTATAGGGTTCTTCTATACTGACGGTATGCTGCCCAAACCGCAGTTCATGCATCCTTGGCAGGTGATGCACGTTCGCCTCACGAACTTCGAAGCGCTTACCCACCCATATGGTAAGGCGGTAATAGATGGTGGACGCAAGGCACATCGCCAATTGCGGATGATGGAAGACGCCGCCCTGGTATACCGTATTACACGTGCTCCAGAGCGTCGTAAGTTTACGATTCCTGTGGGGTTGATACCTGCCGCTGAGATACCTGAGTATCTCAATATGATCCAGCGGAACTTCAAGAAGCAACGATTTTATAATCCAATGACTGGGACATACGATGAGAGATACTCACCTCTCATCCAGGAAGAGGATTACTTCTTACCGCGGCGACCGGATGGCTCTGGTCCTGATGTCGATACTTTGGCTGGGGCTGAGAATCTGGATCAGATAGCAGATATTGAGTACTTCAAGAAGAAGATGATAGCACCTACCAAGATCCCGTTCGCAAGAGTGGGGATTGGTGAGGATGCTGGTAAGGGAAGTGAGAAGAGTCTATCGCAAGAATCGGCCGAATTCGCTAAGTCAGTACAGTGGATACAGAGAGAAGTGGCCACTGGTCTCAAGAAGGTAGGATTAGTACACTTAGCTCTTAAGGGTTATTCTCTAGAAGACCTCCGTGGATTTGATATCGCCTTGACGGCGACAAGTGCTATGGAGGAATTGTATCGCATTGAGACCTGGCAAACGCGCGTTGCGGTCATGGCGGATCTCAAGGATTTGGGGTGGTTTCCTAAGGAGTGGATCGTTACCCACTTCACAGATCTGTCACCAGACGAAATCGAAGAACTCAAGGATATGGAGTCTGCCGCTGCTAATGGCGGATCGGGCGGTGGGTCTCCGGGTGGACTCGATATTCCAGACCCAAGTGGTCCAGATCCTAGTATTATCCCAGAAGAGCCGCCGGAAGGTCAAGATCCGAGTGCTGCCGGTCAGGATGACGCAGCGATGCTTGGTGAAGCTAGGCTTATTAAGGAGTTATATGATAACGGCCAGCGTGATAAAGCCGGTGAGATACTCCGCAGGTGGGCCGGACGTCTACACAGGGATTCAGGACCTGATTCTAAGCCTTTGAATAGTGGTTTCGATTTTATTCTGGAGTCGAAGGAATTAGATGGTCTGACGACTGAACGATATCAGAATGTTGACCAGCCATATGATGTTAATGGACATGAGGGTCTACTAGTTGAATGGTCAGTTCCTGAAGATATCAGAGATAAGACAATTCAAGAAGTGCTGGCAGTTATAATGGATGAGGACACGATTACTGATAGTACGGATGAGGATGAGGAAATTGGAGTGTCCGATATACCACGCGACAATGATATGTTGCTTGGATAACTATTTAATTCACTCAAAATTAATGCTAGTTCATGACTAATGGTATGGCATTAGTATAACCAGGAGTTTCTCGAATGCCCACCGCTTCACCTTCGGCTAGCCCAATTGTGATGGACAGCCGGAAGTTCCTATCCGCTATTAACGAATCCGCCCAAGCCAAAGTGGCGTTCTTCTAGAGCAAAGTCGCCGAACTCGGTCGCGCCATCGGCAAGAGTTGGACGCTCGCTGCTCTAGACTCTAAGCAGCTCTACGTCGAAGATGTAAACGCTCACCAGTATATGGTCGCCGATCATACCAAGGATGCCAGCGGCAAGATCAGCATTTCGAACATCACCCCTATCACCATCGTTGAAGGTGAAAAGCGGGAACTGTTCATCGAATCATGCCTCAAGCTCGTAAACTCCATAGAGGATAACGACACCAAGGGCATGCAGGCTGCTTACAACCGCATGAAGTCCCAGCGCTTCTCCGGTCAGGCGATACCGAACTCCGGAGTCGTCCGGTGCAAAGACAACGTCCAGCGGACGGTCCATGTCAGCACCGAAGGTAGCATGGACAAGGCTACCAAGCAGAAGATCGTCGCCGAATGTGCCAACACCCTCCGAGATAGCCATGTCATCGTTGAACATGGAATGGTCGTCGGTGGGAAGTTCAACAACGGCGACAAGCTCCGCCTACCACTGACCAAGTGGGCCATGCGGAAGCAGGTTGCCCGCAAGATGCGCGATGTAGCGATGACCGCTTACATGAGTGAAGGCTTTAGGGCTCGCGTCAGTAACCTCTCGTCTCTCATTGCTGATGGCAAGCTCGAAGAAGCTGTGAAGCTCATCTCCCCATTCCTTGAACAAAACGAAGAGTTCACACTACTGACCAGAGCCCAGGTCAGGACCCTGGTGGAGAACGCTCTGGCCACGCAGGGCATCTTCAACCAGGAGATCTGCAACGATACTGCTACCCTGTTCAATCGCACCAATATGAAGGTGAACAGGACCAAGATCATCCACGAATGGAAGCGGGTTTCGAAGCGAGTCGGGAGCATGCCACTCGCCGAAAATGTGAACATTCTGTCGACCTCGAAGAACTTCGAGGACACGATGGATAAGTTCCTAAAGCACATCTTCGAAACGATCAGCAACCGGGAAGTGGCGGCAGAAGCTCTAGCCACCACTCTTGAATCGCTGCGGGATAAGACCCCCAAGATCAAGGAATCGCACGACCTCTCCAGCAAGCTCAACGGTCTGATCAACCGCCTGAAGCGGCAGGACTTCGACGACGCGGCCATCTATGAGGCAGAAGACCTCATCGCTACCATTCAGGAAGAACTGTCTGCCAACGAGAATCTTGGCAACTTCGATCAGTTGCCCGGAGCTGATGGCGGCTTGACAGGTGCTCCAGATCCGCTGTCTGGCGGCGAAGGCGCTGGCGGCGGTGGAACTCCTCCCATCGTCATCAACTCGCCTCTCATTCAGATCGGTGGCACCAGCGGTGCGGCCGATGCTGGCGGTGGGGACGCTGGTCTGCCTTCTCCTCCAAGTGATGAAGATCTTGGAGAAGAGCCTGACGATCTGGATGCTCTCCTTGGTGGTGGCGATCCTGCCGCTGGTGGTGCTCCGCCTCCTCCGGGTGGTGCAGCTCCTGCTCAGGGTGGTGCCCCGCCGGTTGCTCCTCCTCAGCCTCTGATGCAGGGTAAGAACCGGAAGGAAGAGCCGATTTCTGAAAGCGACGACCAGTACGCTTTCACCGGCAAGCCTATCACTTCCAGGCGGTCCATCCAGGATTACGGCGCTCCAGTCATCAAGGACGCTGCCCTCATGGACACCATCGTCGGGGTTATGCACCGGCTGGCTAAGGAGCACAAGCTCACTGGCAAGAACCTGCAGCACAACCTTGACGACATGGCCCGCGTGTCTATGGAAGCGGTCGGTCTGCGTCTCCCGCAGGCTAAGGTCGGCCCAGCGATCGACCAGCTCACCGCGGCCTTCTGGGAAAGCAAAGAACCGTTCCCCGGTGCGGCTCCGCTCTTCGGCTCGAAGAGTGATGACGACGATGGGGACTCGGAAGATACTGATGATTCGGACGACTCTGATGACTCCGAAGAGGGAGTAGCCGAGGATCAGTACAAGTACCCATGGATCAAGCCCCGCGGTTTCAAGCGGTCAAGCATCGCCAAGAATACTCCCAAGGCCACCAATGAGAGCATTCAGTGGGGCGAACGCCAGGCGGATGCTATGGAGGGGAAGTATCGCGGTGTGAACTTCATCTTCGACCACGGTGGAAACAACAATCTCGATCCGATCATCATCTCGCCAGATGCATCGGTTGAGATTCCGATCCCTGAGAGCTTGATGCAGAGCGCATTCGCCGCGGCTAAGATGGCCACGGGTGATGCCAAGCCCTTCCTCGAATGGCTCGACGCTTCCATCGAAGATCTCCGCCCGATCTCCGCAGTTGAAAATGACGCCATCGCAGAGGCAGTGGCCAAGATCACGACCGGTCCAGATGGGTCGCTCTCGGTCGAAGTCACCCCAGACGTCCCGGTGAATAACATCGAGGATGGAGCCGAAGAAGGTGGCATGCCAGGCATGGGCGGCGAAGAAGGCATGGTCGACGACGGAATGGGTGACGAAGCCGGTGGTATGAGCGCCGTCGAAACCACCGCTCCAGTCGACGATACTGCTGGTGAAGACCTGGAAGATGGTGTCGAAGATATGGCTGGCGAAGAAATGCCAGACTTCGAAGGTGGCGATGAAGAGATGGCTGGCGAAGAAGCGGCCAGTGGGCCAACTCCTCCACCCCCAGGCGGAGCAGTTCCTCCGGCTGGTGGACCTCCCAAGCATCAGGGCGTGGTCGAAGACAAGGACATGACCAACCCAAAGAGCAGCAAGTATACCAAGTACGTCGATGAAGACCCAAGGACAAAGGCAAAGGCCGCTTCCATGGGTGAATCTGGTGAAGATCTTGACGAGATCGGACCAGAGCTTCACGATGACGATGGAACTGGCACGCACTCGCCGACTGCTGGTCATCACAGCGGGGATTAAACCACCCGTTGATTAATCTCAGTGATGGGACGGGATCAAACCCGTCCCATTTTTGTAGGTAGCAAAAATAATTCGTCACCCAGGAACTTCATATGATCAATTCTCGCATCGGCCGTAATACCGTCCAGACCAACCGTGGTCCGATACATGTCAATCGCCGGATGATCATGGAGACCGGTAATATACCGGAAGGCCTGCAGTTCATACGTGACACTTACACGTTCGAAGTGAAGAAAAAAGAAAATGTGATGACCGAAGGGGTCAACGGTCGAGAAGAGCCCGTCATGCGAGTGACCGGCCTTATCCAGATGGGCGACACAGAAAACCAGAACGGCCGGACCTACCCTACCAGTAGCGTTCTAGCTCCAGCCGTCAGGTCTATCCAAGAAGACATCCAGGCTCGGGCAGTCCTCGGCGAGTTCGATCACCCGGCAGATGCTCGTCTGCATCTTGACCGCGTTTCTCACCTCATGACTAACGTCTGGATGGACGGTAGGAAGATGTATGGTGAGGCGGAAGTACTGCACAGAGTTCCACTTGGTAACGCTCTCCGGGGATTGTTTGAGCACAAGTGCCGCGTGGGTATCTCGTCCCGCGGTGTGGGCGATATGGAGATGCACGAGTCTGATGGTCGTCAGACGTACGTGGTTCTCCCTGGTTACTCTTTTGTGACTTGGGATGCTGTGGCTGAGCCCAGTGTCCAGGGCGCTATCCTGAATATCCAGGAGAGTGTCCAGAAGTTCGTTCGGACAGAATCCCAGAAGGCCAAGCGCCCCGCACAGCGTGGGGTGTTCTCGGAATCTGCTTACAATCGCTTGGTGATGGGTGAGATTAATAAGCTCTTCAACCTGAAATAGTGCTATGAGATCTTTAAACGATCCGCAACATCCTATGTGGCCCATCATCAGGCTAGTGGTGGTTGGGCTAATCTTGGGATTGTGTATGGCCTTTGCTTACAGCAATGGGTTCGATTTTAGGAAAGACTCGGCAGTTTTAATAACAGTGCTTGGCGCTTTGGGTGGTGTTGACACCATTAAGCACTTTGTCCTAAAAGGGACTTATAAAGATGAGGGCAAAACGGAAAACCAAACTCAACAAGATTGATATCGGGTTTAGAAAGCGCATAACAGAACTAACATCTGAGGCCCACCCATTTAATATCGCAACTACTCTGATGGTCTTAGGCGACCATTATTGTCCGTTCCGAGATCTGAAAGGGTACAAATCTGCTTTGCAAGTATTGAATCGCTTAGAGAGGGATGGATACATCAAATCATCCAGACTACCAGTTTCTGGAATCGCGACGACAGAAGTAACAACTTGGAAAGTCGTTGATCGATGAAAACCAAGCAGAAGTTTAATAATGGGCAGATTTATCTCTATATCGGAGCCAGGCTTCGCGAGCTACGCTTAGAACAGAAAATTACACAGGTACAGATTAGTGCATCTGCTGGTATGCACCAGGGCTTTATATCTCAGATCGAATGCGGTAAAAAGGCGAGTTGGGATGTTCTGCGTCGTATTTCTAATGCTCTCGGAACATCTTTAGAGGTAGTTATTCTAGAAGCCTTGCATGATTTTTAGAAGTGCCTAGTAAAT